TCTTGAATTGGGATTTTTTGCTGCTTTAGGAAATTTTTTCATTTGTCCTGCACTTCTAGCACAGAACGACTTTCTTCTTTTTGCTGCTTTAGAACCAGGCTTTACTTTACCTGTAACAGCAGTTTTTAATTTAGAGCCAGGGTTATCTCGTCTGTACTTGGCAACACCCGCTTTAGTCATTCCCGCCCCTGCTTTAGTGGGGCGGAAATATTTTTTTGTTTTTGGTGGCTGCTTATCTCTAGCCATTACTAAAAATACAAGTTAAGGATGTGACATTAGTTAAAGTGGCATGGATTTGAGTTTGAAATCTAATACCATTATCACCAATATAAGTGTCTATCACTGCGGTTGCACTACCTGGAGTATCTATATCAAATCTAGTTTCTCCACCACTTGCATCTTTTAAGACGATGCTACCTGCTGAACCTGCACAAACAGCATGTATTGCTATGAGTCTAGCAGGTCCTGTGGTCACATTTCCTGTAGCAGTCACCTTTGCTGTTTTATATCCAAACATGATTTACTCCTATTGGCTATCAAATGGTGTAGCGATTGATCCTGAACCAACAAGTTCACCAGATACATAATAAAGATTTGCTGCGATTGCTGTAAACTTTATATATGAACCTTTTAAACCACCTGTAGTAGCGACAGATGCTCCTGCCTCTCCATTAAGATTTACTTCATTGTTTGCTGTAGCCGGAATAAATTGTTTACCTGCTACAGAGGCATCAATGCCGATAGTAACACCACCAACAAATTTATCATCTGTTGATGCTGTTTTTATTGTTCCTGTAAAATCGTCAATGAACAATATCTCAAATGTTGTGCCTATTGTATTTGGATTGTTTGGATCACTACCTGGACCTGCTGTAACGCCATCTGCTGTTGAATTAATAGCAGGTATGGTTATAGCTGTGGGTGTTCCCGCAGGATCCATTGTTACTAATCTACCTGCGTGATCAGCAACAGATAAGTCAGTCGCTAGTGTAACTGCTTTAACTGCATTAGGACCTAAATTAATAAAACCGTTTTTCGATCTTACCGGTCCGTCAAAAGTTGTATTTGCCATAATAAACCTCCTTGGTTATATAGACCTAATCACACAATCTCTATACCGTCTGTCTAGCTCAGTTTGTGTAATTTATTATGCTAGAAATTTAAATATGACATAAAAAAAGGGCGGAGTCAAAGACAACCGCCCTATATAGAGGAGGAAATAGATATGAATAATCTATCTGTTCAATTAAGAACCTTGTGAACCATATACACAACGAGGATCTGAGAAACCAAAGCTGTATCTTTCTCTGGCTTTATATCTCACATTGCCTGTATCGAAATCACCTTCCATAGCTGTTGCTAAAGGTGTTCTTACAAACTGCTTAAATCCATTAGGTGCATCAGTTTTAATGAAATATGCATCTGTATCTGTTAAGTAGTGATTTGTCACATAACTTTCAGGTAACATACCCATATTTCTTAGAGCATTAATGTCATTATCTGCTGTTCCTGTTCTTCCTGGTGAATTTAAGATTCTGTCAGCAACAAACTGTAATTGTACAGGTACAATAAGTTTTCTACCTCTTGTTGCTATTAGCATACCTCTTTCATCAATAAACTGTGAAATATCAATTAATGCTTGTTCTAATGAAGTTTCATTAAGGTCAGCATCAGTCGAATTTCTATTTGAGAAAGTACCACCGAGTGAAGTTGGGTGTGCAGCGTTTACAAGTGAAACTCCGTCACCACCAGGATTTGTACCTGCGGCTCCAGAACCTGCAAATGCATTGTTTAAAACATCAGCAGCTTTAATCTGTTTGGTGTAAGCCATAGATCTAGCTAATGCTCTTGTATATCTTGCAGAAAGTCTATCATAAAGATTATCTTCTACAGCTTCTTCAGTAATAGCGAAAGCTAGTGCAATAGTTTCATGTGTATACCTTGAAGTAAAGCTTTCTTGTGCTTGATCAAAAGTGACCGCTGCACCCTCTGCTTTAGTTCTTGCATTACCGAAACCAACTAACATCACTTCTTCTTCAAAAGCTCTTTCAGATGTTTCTGAATCAAATATTTCTGCGTGTTCGTTTTCGTACTTATCGTACTCCAGGCCAAATAAAGCATTTAAACCTGGCTCTAGTTCTTTAACTAGTTGTTGTCTTGATATTGCCATGATTTATGCTCCTTATACTCCTGTTGTATCAGTTAATGAGTGTTTGTTGATTTTGACAATAATAGAAGCATTAGCTGCTGTATAATCACTATTATCTACATCAGTTGATAAACTCACTACTCTGAAGTTTGCTGCATTTGAAGTAGCAAAACTGCTACCATCAAGAGAAACTCCTGATACTCCATTGTTAGTAGAACCTGCTGCATAGGTTGCAATGTTTGCATTACTTCCTACTTGAGCTATTCCGCCATTTGTATCATCGACTTTAACTTCAAATAAAGCGTTTGGATCGTCAAATACAAATGCTTTCATTCCGTCTGCCGCTACGCCACCTGGATAGAAATTAGAAAAGGTTGGTTTTTTTGTTGTTGGATCATCATAAAAACAACCGTTGAAAATCCCTATTAACTCAGCACCTGCGGAAGAACCACGAGAGACTGATCCGTTTGCATTTAGCACAACAGGATCGCCCTGAAATATTGCATTGGTTTCATTGTTAGCAATTGTGTATTCGTTAGAACCGGTAGAATTATACCCCGCTCCTTGTTGCTTAACAGGTCTAAAACCAAAGACACTATTAATATTAGCCATGTGTGACTCCTTATGTCTGTGTTATTAATAAACGACTTAAGGAAGTTATTTTTTGCCACCTCCGAAAGTCACCTTACTTTGCCTATCTGCTGAGATAGGCATACTAGGGTGTTCGTCTTTAAATAAATCATTTTCTACTGACTCGCTTTGTCCTAATGTTTGGTTTCGGAAGTATTCGTCACGATCTTCTTTAACCTCTATTGGACATCTCATCAGTAAGAGTCCACCTACTCCAATTACACCTTTATATTTACCATCTTCATATTTTGGTAAATCAAATCTGTCTGGATATTCATCTGCCCTAACAAACTCATATCCTGAGCGAAGTCTGCCCATAACATTTTTGTCATCAGCTTGACCTCTCATTTCAGATCTCACCCACCTATGATGAAAACCATTAGGCGGTTCTGGTGCCTGAAGTGATGATGGAGGGACCCAACCTCTTTTACGAACTGTATTTTCACGGGTTTCTTTCGAGCGCGAAGTCTTATTTGTTTTTGTGTTTGTCATTTTATGCCTCCTTCACGTGTTTAGCATATTGTTCTGGTGTCACCCCGAGTTTTTTAGCCATTGCGACTTGCGAGGGACTCAGCTTGACCACTCTACGCCCAGATGTTTTTGTGCGTGTTGCAGAGGCTACAGGTTGAGCGACTTTTGTAGCTTCTGGACTTCCCCCATCATTAAATTTTTGTGGGAAGTATTCACGAAGTTTTTGATCAAGCTTATCATAGTATATATCCTTAGTAGGATCAAGCCTTTCATTAAGAACAAGATTTTTATGAATCTGTCTTGCAGCCTCAGTCATAACTTCATCCTCTCCAAACCATTCATTTCTTTCTGCCCATTCGACAGCTTTAGGATCTGGTTTTGGTTTAGGTTGATAAGGCTCTTCTTGCTTATCTTTTTCTTCTTCTTTAGGCTTTTGCTGATCAGATATTTGTTTAGAGTATTTTATTCTTTCTGCATCAATAGTTAGCTTTGCTATTTCTTGATTAGCTTCTATTTGAGCCTCTACATCTCTATTAGCTATAGCATTTTTTAATTTATTTTTAGCTAAATCTAATTGATTTTCTACTCTTGAACCAAACTCATCGATGTAATTTTTGTCTAAAGTTTCATATTTACTTTTAATTTCTTTTGATTCTTTTTGTACACCTTGTGCATAAGCAACAGCAGCCTCTTCTCTTCTTTCTGCCTCTCTTAATCTTTTTGTAAGTTTATCTATTCTTTTTTTTACTGAAGCTGAATATTCTTTTGTTTCGTCAGTATTATCTTGTTTTGATTCTTCTGTTTCTTGTACCTCTACTGCAGGTGTTTCCGTGGTTTCTGGCTCCACTACTTTTGTCTTTTCTTCATCTAGTGTTACCTCTAAAGCTTCACCTGAAGTATCAATAGGAACGGTTTTTTCTTCTTGCATGTTTTACTCCTTACATGTGTAGGAAATCCTCTGGATCATCTATTACCCCTAGGACTTCATCGTCATTCATTAATCGCACCTCTCCATCTTCTATTTTAATTCTAGAACCTGCATATTTTCCAAAGATTATCCAATCTTTTTCTTTACACCATGAGCCATTTGGAAACCTATCTTTATCCTTATAAGCATCAGGTCCAACACTTAATACAAGACCAATGCTACTAGCTATTTGTGATTCTTCTAAAGATTGATCGGTAAGAATTATACCGCCTTTTGTTTTCTCTTTTCTTTTATAGGGTAATACTAAAATTCTCCACCCTGTAGGCCTAGGAAGTTTGTCAATCTGCGACTCCTTCATCGTCATACTCCATTCTTTTTAGCAACGAATTTATTTCTGTAAATACTTCGTTGAGTGCATGATGTTTACCCACCATGAGTTTATATTCTTCCCAATTTTTTACGCCTGATGTTAAGTATAGACTAATGTCATTTTGCTTAACTTTCAAGTTCTTTCTAAGTGCATCTACAAACTTAATTATATCCATTTAGCAGAAGCAACAATCTTTGCAAGTGACTCACATCTATTTTTTGTTTGTTTATGCCATCTAGAGTCCTTCATGTGCATGGCAGCCATTTCTCCATCTTTTTCTTTTAAACTAGCCCACATGTTGCGAAACTGTTTTACGCCCGTTTTTCCAAGCTGAAAAACCATTTCGACCAAAACTTCTTGAATTGATTGAGGCAAATCATCGTGACTACCTATCTTTTTTAAAATTAATTCGTCTGCTCCTGCAGCAGCTCTGTTTAGATCAATATCAAATAATTCGTCTGCCTCCTCTTGTGTAATTTTTACACCTTCCTGAAATCTTTTTCTTTCATGCGGTTGAACGAGGTGGCCAATGCCCACAGTTAATTTTCCCAAACTATCCTTATAAGGTTCCAAAACGCATCCTTCATGGATGCGCACCCGCTCTCGAAGTGTATCTGTAATTTTAATCATATTCCCCAATTCTCCTTCTCTTCATGTTCATCTTTTTTAGGTTTTTCTAAACCTAGCAGTTTTCTTAGCAATATTTTTAGGTTGTTTAACAAATTGTTTTCCTTTCTTGGTACCTTTTCTCTTAGCTCTACTTGTAGCGGCATACTCAGCAGGTGTCAATGCTTTGATTGCAGCGGTAGGTAAATATCTTTCACCTGTTTTAGAAGATGGTTTACCAGACTTAGTTCTCCATTTTTGTTTTCCCCAATCCTTAAGACTTTTTTGAGACTTTTTTAACGCCACGACTCCTCCTTATACTTTCTTTGCCTTTTTTAAAAATGTTAGCAACTTTGTTTTTACCCATTACTTTTGCTCTTTGTTCTCCGACAGTAAGTATTTGAATTTTTCTTGCAAATGGTTTTTTAACTTTTCGCACTTTTGATACCGTTTTTTTTGCATCGGTTGGAGTAGCGAACTTAATGCGAACAGTGTCTTTAGGGTTCTCATCTGTGTATAATCTTCTACCCGTTCCTTTAGGTTTCTTACCTGTTCCCTTTTTTGGATCTGCCACCTAATACTCCTTTAAGTGTCTTAGCTTGTTTAGCGTGTAATTTTGATGCTTTCTTTAAACCTTTAATTACTTTTTTTACTTTTTTTCTTCCAGGTTTAGAAATTTGTTTAGTCATTTGAGATCTTGATATTGCCATTAGTTTTTATAACCACCACCTGCTTTTTTATAAGCTACTGCGGTCAGTTGCGCCTTCCTCGCGCTCCATTGACCCGGTTTTCCTCCCTTGGATCCTGCTTTAATTCTATTAAATATTCTTTTTCTAAGTGCAGGTTTTGTATAATTACCTGCTTCGTTTACTCTGCTCTTAGCTTTTTTCTTTTTTGTCATCTTCTTCGCCCTTGCCCCCTATACTTTTTAAAACTTCTTCTCTTATGTTTATTCATGGTCGATGTGCTTATCCTACCATCACCTATTGTAGTTTTTTTGACAACATGTTCAACAGCATTACCACTATTATGTTTTTTCATGCTGACATCCTACACAACCACAATGTTCACAAGATTTTACAAATGTGTCTGAAGATGCACAGTGGCATTGACAGCCACATTTTTCACAAGTGCTCATTTCTTTTTTGATATTAGTCCCATAGCACCTTTAGCTCCCTTAATGCCAAAACTTGCGCTACAGGCGATGTATAAGAGATGCTTATAATAATCAGGGAGTGAGTGTAAGGCTTCAAAACCTGCTTTGATATGAGGAGTCCACCCAGGAATAAAGACTGCCACCGCAGGTACTAACAGACATATCAAAATTAGCTCGTCTTTCCACGAGCCTTTCATTTGATCAACAGCTGAGGCTTCCCAACTAATTTTTCCTGCAATTTGAGCTTCTTTAAGTGACTTTTGAGCTTTTATTTCGGTTAACGCTAGATCAGCTTTTGCTTTTTTAGTTTCAACGAAACCTTTAACAGCATTACCGACTAAATTTGAAATAGGCCCTACTAAAAGATTAAACATAAGTTATTATGAGATAGACAACGATAATTGCTACTCCACCTACAAACATTTTTCCTTTTTTATTTAGTTTGTCCCACTTAGCTAAGAGTGAATAAATATAGTGCATTAAAATACTCCTTTGAAAGGAACTTTTTTAACCTGCACGGCATACTGTCCTTGAGTTTTTGACTTTGGAGGATCAGTAGGTGCAAGTTTAAAAGGCACCTTAGACTTATCTGTCATTTGAAACTGACCTTTGTCTACTGTTTTTTCTTTTTTCATTTTGTACCTCCTAATGTACCGTAGGTTTTTCGTAGTCTACCTTGCTACCACCTATGGTGTCAATTAAATTTACAGCCATATCTGGACCGTAATTCTCTTCATATACAATTCTAGTTGTGTATAGCATAGCAGTGGCTAATAACAATCTATCCTCATTAGTTAACGATGGTCTATACATGTAAGAGTGTAAATCATTCATATATTTTTTAATCTTTAGCTCTGACATTACTTTTTTTTAGCTATTCCAGCCTCTGATAAAGCTATAGCTATTGCCTGTTTCCTATTTTTTACTTTTTTCTTAGATTTTCCAATATTTAGCTTCTTTTCTTTAAATTCTTTCATAACTTTTTTTACTTTTTTCTGTTTTTTGTTCATGTTTTAGCTATTTTAGTGTTTGATAATACATTT